AACAATAAAAACAATCATGATAAAAACTGTAACTGCAGTAACTTTAACTGCTTTTACTTTACTTTCAGGCCATGGAGTAAAAAACATCAACATAACACAAATTATATTAAAAAATAAATATGACATACCCACGAATAAAAATTTAGAATCTAACGTTATAAACTCCATAGGATAATCAAAATGATATGCATAGCCATATTCAAATGAAATTGCAGACATATAAGATAGAACAGTTATTGCCAATATTAGCAAGGCTTCCTTGCTTTTTATAAAGTCAATTATCATGATGTTTGTTTTTTAATGAATAAAATAATCACTTACCAGACAGTTAATCTTCTTAATTGTCATTGTGTTCAGTGATCCCCGAATTTTTCTCAGTTCCTCTGAAGAAGTCCTCATGTATATGATAACAACCAAAAAATTTTTTTTCACTAATTATACTAAAATCCATGAAGAATCAGCAGTGTGAAGCAGGGAGAATCTCTAACAAGAGACGCCGTCATTTTGTAAATTTCCCGGCAAACCAGATCATCTGCTTTTAGACATAGAATTCAATGTGCTATTACGGCGAGCTGTTCCCACAGATTGATGGAGATAGATGTTAGCAATGCCCGCTTTTGGTACGAAGCGGGCAAGCTAACTGAGTTGAAAGTTCGCTGTGAGCGAGGAGCGGAAGTTCGTAATTGTTCTCGCAGCTAGGGTAGCTAAAAGACACGGCAGGCAAATGTCTACATGTAGGATACACTTGCTATTATCAAGAATTTTAGTCCTGAAGCATTTTAACTTTCTTCTCATGTTTTTTATATTCGCCATTTATCCATTCAGGTTCTTCCCGAATAGCTGAGCGCATACAGTATGTTGGGATATCATTCCAGAAAGCTGTAATCGCATCTGCAAACTCTATAAACTGTGTTTCTGTAACCTCAAGTTGCTCATGACGTAGACTAAATCTGTAGCCTCTTGGAATATTGATATCCTGATAATACTCAGGATGCGCGACGGAAAGCACCCGATGGGCATGGCCATCACCGTGCTTATAAACATTAACCACTTGGCGACAGGCATCGATTTTTTCGTAATAAGCCTTGCTGGTGATATCCATCCCAATCCATTCTAGAATTTCAATTAGCCTTGGGAAGCTAATGTCCCAGATCATCGATGTTACGGATTTAGCGTCGAGCCAATGGCTGAATTCTCTGATACACTTCTCTCGAAGTTCCTTGTCGAACTGATGAAACATTCCTGCTGTCAGAGCAAGTGAAACCGTATTTTTCATATCACTGAGAGCAATCCAATGTGAAATTCCTTCATCATGAGCCTGTTCACAGATAGCCCCTTCGTCGTCATAATCGGGGTCAAAACGCTTACCGGCGGCCTCATAGTAATCTTGTTCTCTCTGCCTGGCATCAGCTTCAAGATCAGAATCGCTAAACTGCGAAAATAGACGCTTTCTGGCTTCAGCAACATAAAAATTGTGTTTGTCGAGGAAGTAAGACCGATCAATGGTTGCAAAATAAAAAAGTGAAAAATCTTTGTTGCTCATGGGGATCTCCCTCGTTTTGTCAGTTGTACAAGCCCCTGGAAGTAGGCTACTAATAAAGAAAAAATTACCTTTGAATAACTGTGCAAGATAGCAGTACGCCTAAAAGTAGTGCAAGTATCCCAACCAGGATAACGATGCGTTTTCAAATATCTGACTTAACGCTTGCGATATCCGCTCTGGCAAAAAAGTGGACTGTCAGATTAAATTTGTCTTCACGCCATAGATGTGTCAGCTCATATCTTATCTAATACACACAACATTCTCTCATTCTTAGAGAATTAATCTTTTAAGGGTAGGTGTTGACGTTAGAACAAAAGAATAGATATTTTTGAAGCATATAATATGAGCTATAACCATAGGACGCATATAAAAGCTTACGGTGTGGTCTTATAATTTGGCACAAATGATTTACTAACCCGCTTCGGCGGGTCTTCTTTTTTATAGACTTCGCGATGTGAAAACGAATAATAAATTGTGCAAATAATGCAATTTTTTTATTCGAGGTAATTATGAAAACCTTCTATGAGGGCTGGCCTGAAACTTTCGTTAGCCGGTTAGATATGTTACGGGCGTTGGATGATCGCGGTTCGACCCGGAGGCTCTATCTTGAGCGGACCGGAGCAATATTTGACGCTCTGGCAGAAGAGATACGTACAGCCGTTGCCGGGCATCCTGAAATCGACGCGAGTGAACTTGATATCGGGCCGCTGTATCGCTATTACAAACGTGGAGAAAAGGGGAATTCGCAGGCTGACTTACTTATTAAATTGGCTCCACCAACTTGTGAACGGGTTCGTATATCTCCTGAAGTGTACACAATCCCGTATCTGTTTTTTGCACTGTTGATAGCGCAAGGCGCTGACAACGATGCCCGCGATTTTTTCAATATGATGATGCGACCGTTAATCATCGCCTACCGTTTCAAACAACTGGCGCGTTACCTTGGCACTAAGGGCGGAGGACGGCCACAGCACAGATTAAAAAGCGAAGCCATTGAACTGGCTGATCGTTTTTTTACTGAAAACCCGACAGCGCCATTATCGCGTGGTGTGCAATACATATCCGGTATTTTTGTGGCGAAATACTCTGACCCACCTGCAGCGTCGACGATTAGAGAATGGTTAATTTCAATTTACAGGAGTGATAAATAATGACCATAAACGGTTTAATCCCCTATAAAACCATTTAATAAAATTCACGACGTGAATATAATTGTTCATTATTCCCTCATTGTATCTGGCGTTATGACAAATGCCATAAAATACTGTATAAATGTACAGGCAATGGCGTTAGGGGGAAGACATGAATATTCAAGAATCTATAGGCGAACTACCGGAAACATGCCGGGCTGTTATCAAGCGTAAGGACGGACACATCGTTGGTGTGCGTGTTCTGACTGATGATGAACGGATTGCCAGCCTGATGGCGTTTCTCGAGTTGGCAGAAATAGCTGGATATACTATTACACCCCCTGAAGCGTAAAACACGGTATAATACTGGTGCTGGATTGAACACCCAGCACCACTTCTGAACACTGCCGCGCCACCTGGAGTTAACCATGGCGCAGCATTCATTTATCAGGGTATCCGGCGGTTCGCTAATACCCGCGACACCAGACACGCAACGCTGGTTGACTGAACGAGTCAAACCAGGTGCTGTTGTGTATGCAGATTTCAAACAGGCGCGTAATCCCGCGTTTCATCGTAAATTTTTCTCACTTCTAAACCTGGGCTTTGATTACTGGCATCCGTCCGGAGGGGCTATTTCTCCTGCGGAGCGCGAACTGGTCCATGGCTACGTTAAGTTACTGGCGTATTACGGTGGACACGGTGATGTCATGGCAGAGCTGGCTGATCAGTATCTTCTCGATGAGTCGGAAAAGCGCGCGGGGAATATCAGTGCTGTGAAGTCGTTCGAGGCGTTTCGCGCATGGGCGATTATGGAAGCTGGGCTTTATGACGTTCATCAGATGCCAGACGGCAGTTTGATGCGCGTACCTCGTTCAATCTCGTTTGCTGCGATGGACGATCTTGAGTTCGGTCAACTGTATTCAGCCGTTTTAGATGTGCTGTGGAATTATATTTTGTTCCGCACGTTTGCCTCTCAGGAGGCCGCTGAAAATGCTGCCGCGCAGCTGCTGGATTACACATCATGAAAAAAATCGACCTGAGAAAAGCTGCACGTGGTCGCGCTTGTACTGTGCGTATCCCCGGTGTGTGCAATCACAATCCTGAAACCAGCGTACTGGCTCATTATCGTCTCGCCGGAACGTGCGGCACAGCCATCAAACCTCACGATATGCAGGGCGCTATCGCCTGTAGTGCGTGTCACGATGCTATCGACGGACGTACAAAAACGGATTACGAGCACGACTCATTGCTGTTGATGCACGCTGAGGGAGTTTTCAGAACACTGGCTATCTGGCGCGATGAGGAGTTTATCTGATGAGTAACGAGTATTTATTGGAATATACCCGCATAAAACTGCGCGCTGCATTGCGGGATTTGTCTGGTGGTTCTAAGGGGCAACTGGAAGCATTGTGTGAGCACCCACCGGCAGACAAAAACGCATACCCACGCAAACATATTCACCGTGTGCAGCTGGAGGACCGGACCGTTGATGCTCTGGTTACGCCAGTTTACGCTCTGGAAAGTTTCAGCAGACGTCGCCCCGCGCCGCCGATGAGTGATTTTGAATTTGCTGATTCATCCTGGCGGCGTTCTGTGAACTCGCTGGATGCAAGTCAGCAAGCGTGGTTGCGTTATTGCTACGGTGGTAACCTGGCATTCAAACACCAAACAGCTATTTGTGAGGCTGTCTGGAGTCGCTATAAAGGACACATCCCCTCGTCAACTCAGAGAAAAGTAGTTAAGCGCCTGCTTTCGTTGGTGTGGTTGTCCGTGCAGGCGGTCGCAGCATCAAATAAACGCGAGGATTTTAAGGAGATGGCCGGATCTGCGCTAGCTGGAATGTTGTCTGTTTCTCGTTCCACCTGGTGCGAAACATACTCCCCGCACTGGGCAGGAATGAAAGAGGCGGTGAGAGCACTTGATGAAGTGGCACTTCTTGCAACTTTGCATCATTATCAAAACCATTTAGACGACGTTTGCGTATAATGCTTGCAAAACCGAACAAAATAGGCCATATTTAACGCTAATTTGGTATATTGCCAAATTTCTAAGAACCTCGCCACGGCGGGGTTTTGTCGTTTCTGAATCAGGAAAAATCATGTCTGAACCTCTAACCGCTGGCGTTGCTGCTGGCTCGGCGGGGGTGACGTTTGCTGCGTTATTTCCTGAGGCAACACCTGCAGTGATGATCTGTGCGCTGGCAGGCGCAGCTCTCTATGTGTTGTCATCCGGGCAGCATCGATTCTGGAAGCAGGTTATTTTCGCACTCATTTCGTTTGTTGGCGGTGTGTATTGCGCTGAGACAGCGTCAGCAATCATTACCGGTATTCTGAACGCGGTGCTGAGTCACCTGAACCCTCCCGTAACAGTAAAAGTCTCTCCCGCCATTGGTGCACTGGTTGCATCAGTAATCAGCGTTACATCACTGTTGCGGATCATGTCACAAGCTCGTTTATGGAAATCAGATAAGGGGATGAAATAATGACCCTGCACTCTGTCCTCATTAATGCCAATGCAATTATCTGTCTGATGCTGGCACTACGGTTGATGTTTTTTCAAAAAACAGGCCGCTATCGTTTTTTTATCTCACTAACTGCTTACCTCGCGATTCTGTCTGCTGCGTGGATAGCCCTACGAATTTTTTACGGGAAATATACGCAGGTTGATCCCGCAGAGTTCTTTCTCAACCTCACCATCTGTATTGCTGTCTGGCGGGCACGAGGGAATATTTCAAAAATAACAGGAGACAGGTAATGACGGATCCTAAATGGCTAATTGAGGCTCGAAAAAACCTCGGCATTCGGGAAATGAAAGGGAAGCAACATGCTGCAGAAATTGTGCAGTACTGGAAAGATATCAAACGCGGCGGCATTATGAATGATGAAACCCCGTGGTGCGCTGCCTTCACCGGAGCAATGCTGGAACGTGTAGGTATTCGCTCAACGCGTTTTGAGTCTGCGAATTCTTATCTCGATTGGGGTAATGAACTGAAGGAGCCCGCCTATGGATGCATTGCTATTCTGTCTCGGTCTGGCGGTGGCCACGTTGGTTTTGTTGTCGGGAAAAATGCCGCCGGGGATTTAATGATTTTGGGTGGCAACCAGGCAGACGCAGTGAATATCAAAGCGTTTCCGAGCTCACGCGTTACTGGCTATCGCTGGCCAGCAGGTCAAACGGATGTTCCACAATCACTTCCATTGGTGAATGCTGAGAAATCTATCTCAGAAGCGTAGGTAAAACGTGAAAAAACTTCCCTTAGCTGTCGCGTTCTTCACGATGGCAGGCTGCACACATTCGACATACACCGAAGCGACTCGCGCTGACGGCAGCAGTATTAAACACGTGATGATCGCGCCGGGTACGAAAATTACCACTGCGGACGGTGGTTGTATTGATTCTACCGGGGCAGTGGCTTCATGCCCCGTTGGAAAATAGGGTAATTTATCTTAATGAATTGATGATTGGTCATTTGGCCCAGGCAACCTGACCACACAAAGGTGCTAAAGACAGAATCATAAATATGACATATTTTTAAATGCCGATTTAACTGGTTATTTTTTAATAGGAAATTATATGTCACAGTTTTTGTTCGTTGGAGGGCCTTTTCACGGTCGTGTTGAAGACATTTATTCTAATTCCGCTATTGAACCCGTAGGTAGCACGGAGTTAAGGGTTTCTGTGGGGGATGAGGTAGTAATTTATGAGCGCTCCGATTTTAGTCGATGGAATGGACCGCATTATCGCGTTGCAGTTGCAAATGGCGCGAGTGAGTTAATTCCTCAGACTATCGACGAGATGAATTATCACACATCTAAAATTTCTCCTATTTCGAAAGTTACTAGCACTGACTAATAGCCCGGATAGTGACCTTCAAAGATGTGCACGGGATGTTTTGTACGAGCATATTCAGCAAGGATTTTGTTTGTTAAAGGTGTCTTGAGTGTTGTTGGCTCTCTTAAGAGATCGTTGGCATCAAGACGCCTTAGTGCATCGCCCTTCAGATAATTTATTGTAGTGGTTGTGATTAAAAAATCACCGCAAAAACCACTGCAATGAATTTTCCAGCACGTATCGTGATTTGTCCATGTGGCATCAGAGCCGCATACAGGGCAATTTTTTGATTCCTGCATACCAATAACCATAGAGCATTTCTCTTCATTGAATGTTCGAGTTAAAAGCATAGACGACATCTGGGCACCATGAGAATACAGTAGGATTTAATTACATGAGCAAACCGGGACTGGGCTTGAGCTTCAGAAGCGATTCCTGTCCGAGTACGTCAAATCATGTATATCACCGAAAGAATGGTGTGACGCGCAGGGACTGAGCTTCGCAACAGCTCGCCGACGTATAAAAAACAACTGCGCAATGTGCCAAAGAGCTGGTGGCTGATGAAAGAGACGCTTTACTTAAACGAGAGGCCGCCTTTTAGTTTTAAGGCGGCACACATTCAACAGGTTAAGGTAACCGATTTGACCATTTAGTTGCGCGCCAGTTGTTCTGAATCATAATCTCCTCAAGTATCTCATCTGAAGGCTCTGCTTCGCCGCTTAACCATTCTCTTAAAGTTGGACAATGTAGGTAAGAGGAGTTCGCACGATAAAAAGATACGATGGCGTCCTCTGATAACTTCTCAGGAAATTTTTTGGGGTCAGCTTCTTTTAATATTACGCTCATTAAGGCTTCGATTTTTTCTTTGTTCATTTTTTTTGTGTGCTCATGGTTGTTGCTTTTCTGTAAGAATATCAATAATTTCAAGATATATACACATAGGGAAAACATTGTTCGGTAGTCTATCGATACAGCGCAAAAGGATGGCTCGCAGCCAAAGTGAAAGCTTACGCTGATAATCAGATACACAAAGCTGATGTATGCAAACAAGTACGCCGCGAGGCTACAGTCGAGTTTGATGAACCTGATGAGAGCCCCCGATTCCTGTCCTGAAAGGGAGATAGCCCCCCTGGTCGCGGGTCCTTTCCGAAATCCAAAACACCGAGGGTCGGTAGACGCGCAAAAACTCGCTCGTTTTTAGTATTTTTTCATTTTGGGTGTTTCCGGTTCCGGTGAGGATTTTTAATGGCAAGTCAGGCTGAGGTTGCAGCACATTTACTGCTATCTGATCGTCGTCTGCGCGATCTCGCAAAACTTCCGGGAGCTCCAGTCCCCCAAGGACGTGGCGATTGGGACCTTGATGCCTGGCGCCATTTTTATATTCATTATCTCCGGAGCAATAGACGCGACACAATTGGTACAGACGAACCGGAAGCGGGGGACAATTCTCCCGAAAAAAATCGCGAGCAGTGGCTGAAAAATGAGGAACGACAGGAGCGAATCCTGATGGCACGAGTAAAACGCCGCATTCTCGCTAAACGCTACGCGCCAATTGAATTAATTAGCGTCGCTGTATCTCGCGTCGCCGTTGAATTACGTACCCGCGTCGAGTCGTGGCCACCACGATTGAAAAAGGTGTGGCCTGAAATGCCGCAGGAGGCGAGCAGTGTATTACGAGAGGAGCTGGCGATAGCCCTGAATGAACTGGCAGACATACGAGTCGACTTCAGCGATTACGATGTCAGCGATATCGAACGCGATCTCGACAGGGTTGAATCCCTTGCGCGTGACGATACCGATGACGGGGGTTGAGTGGGCTGATAAACATTTTTATCTCCCTGAGGGCTCCAGCCACATCGCTGGCCACTGGACGACTCAGCCGGTCCAGGTAGTGATGCTCAATATGATGACTAACGACGTGATAAAAATCGTGTCTGTTCGCAAATCAGCTCGTCTCGGTTATACAAAAATACTCGTCGCGGCGCTGCTCTATTTCGCTGAGCACAAAAAACGTAGTGCCGTGGTCTATCAGCCTATCGATGACGAATCGGATGGGTTTGTCGCCGACGAGGTTGACCCCGCTATCGCCGAAATGCCGGTGATTCAGAAAATTTTCCCCGACTGGGATAAAAGCAACGAGCGTAACAATCTCCAGCGTAAAGAAATGAGCGGCGCGATTCTTGATTTTCGCGGCGCGAGTGCACCAGGAAATTTCCGGCGACTAACGAAACAGGTTGTCGAGGGTGACGAAGTTGACGGCTGGCCGCTGGAAGTTGCCAAAAAAGGCAAAGGCGAGGGCTCGCCCATCGAACTGGCGCTCGTTCGAATTAAAGGGGCAGCGTACCCGAAGGCGATTTTTGGTTCGACGCCGACCGTTACCGGCAAAAGTCATATCGAAATGCTGGAGGATGCCGCCGATCTGACGTTTCGTTTTTACCTGAAATGCCCTCATTGTGGCGAGGAGCAGGTCCTGGTATTTGGTTTCGACGGTATCGAATACGGCCTCAAATGGGATAACAGCTTACAGACCAATGAGGCGAAATCGTCGTCCGCGTATTACCAGTGCTGCCACTGTCCTGAGCATTTTTACTATCGCGATCTCGAAAAAATGGAGCTCGCGGGGCGCTGGATAGCAGAGGACTGCACCTGGACGCGGGACGGCATTCATTTTTTTGATCACGACGGTGGCGTCGTTCGCGCGCCGAAACACGCGGCGATCGTGATAAACGCCCTGTATTCACTGAATCTCGACGGCTGGGGCGAGATTGTCAGCGAGTGGCTGAAAGCGAAAGGTGACCCGCTCAAGGAGAAGACGTTTCATAACACGACGCTCGGCGAACTCTGGAGCGACGTAGCCAGCGAGCAGCTGGAGCACGATATTCTCGTTAATCGCCGGGAAAAATACGCCAGCCAGGTTCCTGACGGTGTTGTTTATCTGACCGGTGGCATCGACTCTCAGACGTCCGGGCGCTACGAGTGTTACGTATGGGGCTGGGGAGCCGAGGAAGAGTGCTGGTTGATTGATAAAACAATCGTCCTCGGTCGCTACGACGAGGAGGACACGCTGCAGCGCGTCGACGGTGTCATTCGCAAACAATACCGGCGCAGCGACGGGACCACAATCGGTGTCAGTCGCTGGGCGTGGGATACCGGTGGTATAGACGCGCAGGTCGTTTATAACCGCTCGCTGAAACTCGGTCCGCTGTGGGTCATTCCGATCAAAGGCGCGAGCTCATACGGCCAGCCGGTCGTAAATATGCCGCGTACCCGTAACGCGAATAAAGTTTATTTATCGTTAATCGGTACTGACACGGCAAAAGATTTGCTCGCGATGCGCCTGCAGCTGGAACCTGACTCTAAATCGGCGACACCAGGTGCGATTCATTTTCCCAACGACGACGAAATATTCGGCACGACAGAAGCAAAGCAGCTCGTCTCCGAGGTACTGATCCCGAAACTCATTAACGGTCGCGTCGTTTATCGCTGGGACAACCAGGGCCGGCGAAATGAGGCGCTCGACTGTTGGGTGTACGGGCTGGCAGCGCTGCGTATCAGTAAAATTCGTTTCCAGCTCAATCTCGAGACGCTCGCTGAGCAACGGAAAAAATCACAAAACAAACTGTCTCTCGAGGAGATGGCGAGAATGCTCGGAGGGAGCTAATGACGTCGCGCGAGGTTTTAACGGAACGACTGCTGGAAGCGGAAATCGCTCTGCACAAATTATTAACGGGTAAATCGACCGTGTCGCTGTCTCACGGCGATTCAGCAGGAAATAACCGGAGCTATCAGTACTCCCAGTCGAGTATTGAGCAGCTCCGAACGTACATCATCGAGCTGAAATCACAGCTCGGTCTGAGTACGGGACGCCGCCGTCCCGTGGGAGTTCGATTATGACTGCTCAGCAGCAGCTGCTCGGGCCTGACGGTAAAACGCCACTACGCCGTTACGCGGGGTATAACGGCGGCGGTCCCGGTTTCGGTGGCCAGCTGATTGACTGGAACGCACCACAGCAGAGCGCCGACGCAGCACTGCTGCCAAATTTTTATCGCGGTAACGCGCGAGCAGACGATCTCGTTCGCAATAACGGCGTTGCATCGAACGCCGTGCAGCTGCACCAGGATCATATCGTCGGCAATCTGTTTAAGTTGAGTTATCGCCCTAACTGGCGTTACCTCGGGATATCCCGCGAGGACGCCAGGGCGCTGGCGCGTGACGTCGAAGTAGCGTGGACTGAATACGCTGAGGACCCTCACTGCACGATTGATATCGAGCGGAAACGGACGTTCACAATGATGATCCGCGAGGGCGTGGCAACTCACGCGTTTAATGGTGAAACCTGCGTACAACCGGTCTGGGAAAGCAGTGCTGGCAGCGTTTTTCGGACGCGATTCAAAATGATCTCACCGAAACGAATTCGAAACCCCGGTTACGCAGCTGACACTCAATTTCGCCGCGCCGGTGTTGATATTGATAAAAATGGAGCCGCAGTGGGCTACTGGATAGCCGAGGACACCTATCCACTCGGTGGAGTCGGCAAGTGCCGGCGTATACCAGCGCAGCTCAGCAGCGGCAGACACGCATTCATTCACATATTCGAGCCGCTCGAGGATGGGCAAACCCGAGGCGACAACATTTTCTACAGCGTGATGGAGCGTCTGAAAATGCTCGACACGCTGCAGCAAACACAACTGCAGAGCGCCATTGTGAAGGCGATGTATGCCGCGACAATCGAATCAGAGCTCGACAGCCAGCAGGCGTTTGAATATATCGCCGGCGCGGGTACTGATATCGACTCGAACCCGCTGAATTCGTTTATTCAGAGTTACGTGACGTACTACAACGGCGCAAATATCAAGCTCGGTGGCGTGAAAGTTCCTCACCTGCACCCTGGCGACAAACTCAGTTTACAGACCGCTCAGAACGCTGACGCTGGTTTTAGTTCACTGGAAAAATCACTCCTGCGTTACGTTGCTGCCGGCGTCGGAGCGTCATATGAGGAACTGAGCCGGGACTACAGTCAGGTCAGTTACTCCAGCGCACGCGCTAGCGCGAACGTGAGCTGGCGATTTTTTATGGGGCGTCGACGTTTTATCGCTGCGCGCCAGGCGTCACTGATGTTTTGCTGCTGGTTTGAGGAGGCGCTGGCGCGCGGGATTATCACTCTGCCCCGCTCCGCGGTTCGGTCGTTTTACGAGGCGCGGAACTCTTGGACTAACTCTCTCTGGATCGGCGCTGGCCGTATGGCTATCGATGGGCTGAAAGAGGTCCAGGAGAGTGCCATGCGAATCACAACCGGCCTCAGTACGTATCAGAACGAACTAGCGCTGCAGGGGCAGGACTACGAAGAGGTTATGGAGCAACAGGAATACGAAATTCAGCGCCGGCGTGAAATGGGGCTGAGCGAACCGTCATGGTCTGTATCTCACCCCTCAAATACCAACGATAACGGCTGGGGAGGTAACTGATGCCGTGGAACAATTTTCCGCACCTCGCCGCCAGGGCGTTCAATCAACCGCTTTTGCTGGAGCCCGCCTACGCGCGGGTATTTTTTTCTGCGCTGAGCGACCGGTTCGGTACCGGGCGACTGATTGATACAGCGTCTGGAGAGGTAATGAACAGCGACGAAATGAACGCCCTCGCGATGGGGTGGGACAGCAGCGAGCGAACACGTCAGAAATCGTACCGCGTGGAGCGTGGTATAGCTGTTCTGCCGGTTACCGGGACACTGGTTCATAAATTGGGTTATATCAATCCGGTTAGCGGTATGAGCGGTTACGACGGAATCGTAAAACGCCTGCAGCAGGCGATTTCTGATCCCGATGTTAAGGGGATTTTGCTGGATATTGACTCCCCAGGTGGTGAGGTCGCCGGCGCGTTTGATACCGCTGATTTAATCGCCCGGGCGCGAGAGCAAAAACCGGTGTGGGCGCTGGCCAGCGATACGGCCTGCAGCGCCGCATATTTGCTGGCGTCAGCGTGTTCGCGCCGGCTGATAACGCAGACCGGCACGGTTGGTTCAATTGGTGTCCTGATGGCTCACCGCTGCGTCGAAAAGGCGCTGGAGATTGCCGGCGTTGACGTGACGCTGATTTACGCCGGCGCGCACAAAGTCGACGGGAACCCGTATTCCCAGCTGCCCGACGACGTTCGCGACGAATTCCAGCTGAGTATTAACAGCACGCGCGAGCAGTTCGCGCAAAAAGTCTCGGATTATACCGGGCTGAAAAAATCCAGGGTGCTGGCCACGGAAGCTGCAGTATTTATCGGCGCGGACGCGATTAAATCTGGTCTCGCTGATCAACTCGTTAATTACGCGGACGCTATCGCAGTTATGGCCGACGCACTGAAACCAAAAATGGAGCGATTTATGCCAGGTACAACAGAAACCACGGCGGAGACCACGACCACAGAACAAACCGCGACCACGACTACGGACGCGCCGGTTGAGTTCAACACGGAGCAGATTCGCGCGGACGCCGCATCGAGCGAACTGGCGCGCGTGATGGCCATCATCAATTGTCCCGAAGCGGTCGGGCGCGAGGCGCAGGCAAAAGCGCTCGCCGGCGTCCCCGGGATGACCGTCGAACAGGCACAGGTGGTCCTTGCGGCAGCACCGCAAACGGCGCAGGCGCGGACAGAAACGGCGCTCGATACACTAATGAGCACTGAATCACCGGCGACTATTCAGGATGCCGGCAGCACGACGGTAATAGGAACAACCGCAAACGTCTCGATGCTCGTCGCGGCAGGGCGTTCAATTTTAGGGGATGAATAATGACAACTGAAACATACAGTCCGGACGATTTTATTCTGGGTCCAGATCTTGTTGTTACGACTATTGGCCATTTTCAGGGTGGGATCAACGTTCCACGATTGACTCCGATTATGCTCGATACAAGCGTTGGGACGCTCAAGGTCTGGGATGGTTCAGTAGGAAAGGCCATTGGGTTGACGGCAACAGCGGTAAACACTGGTGCAAGTTCTGCAGACTGCTCGTACTACAAATCAGGCTCGTTCCGTTATACGGCGATTAACTGGGGTACTGTTACCGACGTAGCTAAACGCAAATCAGCGTTTGCGGGTACGCCAGTCAGCGTCGGCTGATAGCAAAAAAAACTCAAAACAAGCCGCCTCCGGGCGGTTTTTTTATACAGGATATATAAATGAGCGATTCGTTTACTACGTCAGAACTCATTACCGCGACACAGCAGGTATTTAAGTTCAATCCGTTATTTTTAAGACTTTTTTTCCGTGAGACATACACGTTTACGAGCGAAGAGGTTTTTCTGGATAAAATCCCGGGAAAAGTGAATATGGCTGTGTACTGCGCGCCGATGATCACCGGCAAAGTTGACCGCACTCGCGGCTATTCAACGAACCATTTCAAACCGGGTTACACGAAGCCGAAACACACGATCAATCCGAATATGAGCATCAAGCGCGCCGGCGGAGAGCCGATTAGTGAGCCATTAACTCCCGTAATTCGTCGCGCCAAACTCATCATGCAGAACCTGCTCGATGAGGAACTGAGCATCAGCCAGCTCGAAGAATATCAGGCGGTACAGGCTGTTCTGTACGGTAAATACACAGTTTCCGGCAGCAATATCGAGACCTATGAGATCGACATGAGCCGCAGCGCGACGAATAACGTCACTCAGTCCGGTTCGACAGCTTGGTCGACTCAGGATGCGGAAACGTATGACCCGAGCGACGATATCGAATCTTATGCGGACCTTGCATCCGGTGCTGTTAACGTCATCATTATGGATGGTAAAGCCTGGAAGCAGTTGAAGCGTTTTAAAAAGTTCTGGACGGCACTGGATACGCGCCGTGGCTCAAACAGCCAGCTCGAAGTCGCGCTGAAAAACCTGGGCGACGTCGTTAGCTTTAAGGGCTATTACGGCGACACAGCGTTGTTTGTCTACAAAGGACAATACATCGATCCAGAGACAGGCACTGAAAAGCGTTATATGCCGGATAGCACGATGATTTTGGGCAACACAAAAAATCGCGGACTCCGCACTTATGGCGCAATCCAGGACGAAGACGCTTTGAAAGAGGGTATTTGCGAAGCGACGCGCTATCCAAAAGTCTGGACCACTACCGGTGATCCGGCAGTGACGCAAACAATGACGCAATCCGCGCCAGCAATGGTCCTCACGGATGCCGACGCGTTCGTTGTCGTAAAAATCGCGTAAGAGCCGAAAGGCTCTTTTTTGTTAAGGAATCAACATGAGCACAAAAACAGAATTGCTGGCGAGAATCGACGATCTGAGCGCACAGCTCGGTCGCGAATTACCGCGTAGCGGGACTACTGCGGAACTTGAATCAATCGTCGCCGGTGCTGAGTCAGAGCTCGATATTCTGAATGAGCAATCTGGTGACGCGGGAGGCATCGAGATCGCGGTGAATACTGCGCCCGGGACTGATAGCGATCTCGCTCAATCAATTACGAGCACCATCGTTTCACAGTCACAAGAGCAGAAAATCGCATTAATTACGCGTCGCGTAAAGCTGCGTAACACACTGGATATTTATCACTACGTGAACGGGCGTCGTGTTCGCGAGATTGTTGCCGAAGGCCGTGAAATTATTGTCGATTCGCCTGAAGTCGCAGACCTCATCGCAGCTGGTCACGTTTACGCTCTATGAGCTACTACGATGACCTCCGGGCTGGCGACGAAGAGATGATTCGTGAGTGGGGACGGCCAATCAAATTAGGCGGTAAAACCGACCCCGTTATCGCTATTTTTAACGAGCCTTACGCGCGCGTTGACGTTCCTCATGCCGGTTTTATTACCGGTACAGTAACGAGCCTGACGGCGCTCTCAGACGACGTCGCTGGCGTTGTTGCGCGTGACGTTGTCCAGGTCCCAAAGCAGCGCAGTATCGCTGCTGACGGCTCTGTTACCTGGTCTGGCTGGACCGATTACGTAGTTAAAGAGCCACAAGCAGACGGCGTCGGGCTCACGAATATTTTTTTAGAGCCTCATACGTCCAGCGAAAACAGCGAGTATTCAAAATACTAAGTGGGACCGTGGTCCCACTTAAGGGGGGAACCGTGGCTGATTTACGTAGTAACGCGCAGATGTTCGATATCGATGTTTCGGCGCTGGAGCAGCTCAGAGTCGAAATCAGCGCGACGCAACATCAAATGTTAATGGCATACAACAGGGCACTGAACCGAACTGCAAAACATATGCACCGGGTCTCGGTGGGAATGATCATCGAATCGCTGGCGGTTAAAGGGCGTAAGGCCGCAGAAAAACGCGTAAAACCGTTCGTCAAAATCCGGAACATATCAAAAGAAACTGCAGGAGACCTGAGCAGCGCCAAGCTCTGGTACGGTCTGAATGATTTCCGGGTATCTGAGCTAAAGGGGCGATTACAAAATCCACGGAGGCAAAAACAGCCTCGCGATCCTGAGACCGGTCTGTTTTTGAAAACAAAAAAAGGCGCTCGCGGCGCAACGTTTACCCCCAGGAGCGCGGGGCTGGCGATGATGAGCTGGCCCGATTCATTCGTAGCGAAACGCTACGGTGCGAAAAGTGTCTGGATTCGACTGGCTCGCGGAGGAATCGAAGAGGCTCGCGTACCGGTGCACGAAGCGCTGGAGGATGCTATCGATGATTATATTTTTGAAAACATTGGCACCGTGTTCATAGGTTTTTTTGAACAGGACTTGCGTGGTCGCGTGAAAGGTAATGTCCACGTAGACCCAAAAACAGGGAAACGATTATGAGCGGACTGGATGCATTTGACGAATATCTTGATCGCGTTAAAGGCGCGGTTTTACAAATACCGTTCATCAAAACATTCGGCATTTATCCAGAAATTCCGGCAGGATTTGAAACGCCAGCTCTGTTCATGGAAATCAGCAACTGGTCACAGAGTGACGAATCGGTTCCAGGCTCAATTCAGTCAGTCGAGCTGTCGTGTAATTTGTATTTGCTGCGGGAGTTTGCAGCTGATCAGTACGGACTGAAATCGCAGAATGCAGCGCTCTATATGACGAGCTGGATCAATGGGCGAATGTTCGGTCCCGGAACTAAACCGGCAAAATTCAGCGACGCGGAACCGTGCGACTGGATTAAAAACGGGCAGTCAGTCGGTTCGCATTCAGTTCAGTGCGTGTCGTTCACGCAGGTTGTAGGCGTTGGTCCAGATATTTTCGATTACCCATCACAGGGAACCCTGAAAAATTTATATGTCGGAATAGCGCCAGATATCGGCGCAGAACATGAGGGCGACTATTATGGCCCAATCGGACGATGAATATGCTGCAGCGGAGAACGCGCGCAGGCTGCGTGACGCAGTTAAACGCGGCACGATAGCTGCAGTTAAAATGAATCCTCCCCGCTGCCGAGTCTCATTTGGTGGTGAACACCAGTCAGGCTGGCTGCAGTGGTTTACTCACGCCACCTCAGAACGCGTCGACTGGAGCGCACCATCAGTGGGCGATCCCGTTACTGTTGTTTCTGAGGGTGGGGACACGCGTAATGGTGTAGTTATGCTCGGGCTGCACATTGACGACAAAGCTCCGCCAAGCAATGACCCCCATGATCATGTCACTGCATACTGTGATGGGGCTACGATGACGTATAACACAAAAAATCACACTCTGACATGGCAGGGCGTACCGGACGGCGTAGTAAAAATACTCGGTGAGTCTGAAATAGAAATATTCGGACGTGCAGACGTTACTATTAATAGCGAAAATGTTGTCAATATTCACGGTGGAAAATTAATTAACGCAGACGCTGATATTATTAATGTGACAGCAACAGACACAATTAACGCACATGCTGATTTAGTGAACGTTATAGCAACGAGTTCTGTTAGTATTACTGCTGCGAACAAAATATCGCTGACAGCTCAAACAATCAGTGCGTGGGCTCCGGGTGGGATAACACTAGCTGGTCCAACTCATATTACCGAGACATTAGTAGTAGATAAATTAGCGATATTCCGTAACGATATTTCTGTCACTGGAGATAACGGTGGAACCGGTAATATCACAACTCGCGGTAGTGTGTTAGCAGGGCAAGAGGTACAGGACCGACAAGGCACAATGAATGAGATGCGTATTACATATAACGGGCATACGCACATATGCCCTGACGGAGAAACAGATAAACCAAATCAACCAATGGCGTAAATATGCTTGGAATGGACCGTAACACTGGTAAGTCTTTATCGGGGACTGATCACATTTGTCAGTCTATCGTTGATATTTTAACGACCCCGCTGGGAACCCGTGTAATGTTGCCGGAATACGGCTGCAAATTATTTGACCTCGTTGATAATCCCACTGATCCGTCGCTTGCTATGAGAATAATAATGGAAAGTGCAGGAGCAATAGCACGCTGGGAACCACGCGTCAGAATTGACAGAATAAATGTGTTAGCAGTGGATATCGGGAAAATAACAATATTAATTATCGCAACAGATATCGAAACACAACAGCGATTAGAGTTTAATAATATGGAGCTGATATTTTGATAACATCAACAGTTCAGAGTTCGATAGTGAAAACTATTGATATGAGTCTGCTGCCGCCGCCAGCATTCGTTAAAACCCCGTTATTTTCAGATGTTAAATCTAATCTACTGTCAGAGCTGCAGATATTATATCCACAATTTAACGCACTCCTGGAGTCAGACCCGGCCGTTAAACTGCTGGAAATAGTTGCATACAGAGAAATCATTATTACAGCCCAGGTAAATCAGGGGATGCTCGCTGTATTGCTCGCGTTTGCAAAAGGGAGTGACCTCGACCAGATTGGCGTTAATTTTGACTGCCTGCGGCTGTTGATAACGCCAGCTAATCCCGATGTAATTCCCCCGACTGAGGCGGTTTACGAGAGTGACGACGAGTATCGTCATCGCATACAGCTATCGTGGTACGCGCGGAATACTGCCGGCAGTACGAACGCCTATAACTATTTCGCGCTATCGAGTGATCCAGACGTTTTGTCTGCTCAGGCATACGGCCCCCCCGTGACCCAGCCTGGATACGTCGATATGTATGTCCTGTCGCGAACCGGCGACGGCACTCCGCCACAATCACTACTGAATACAGTGAACGCGGCCCTGTCTCCTGACGACACTCGGCCACTAACTGATTTCGTGACAGTAAAACCTGCGTCGAACCTGAATTACCGGGTTGAAGCCGTTATCGTAGCGGGGCTCGGTCCCGATCAGAACGTGTTGCTCAACGGTGCTCAAAGCGATTTAGCTATATACGTGGCTACACAACATAAAATCGGGGCGACAGCAGCCCTGTCGGGAATTTACGATGCGATACACCGTGACGGCACTGAGCGTGTGATTCTGATATCGCCAACAGAGGATGTGATCGCTGGCGTCGGACAGGCCCCGCACTGCACAGAAATCAAACTCAGCGTGCAAATGGGGTAGCCATGACAAGTCAAAGCGTACTGCCTCCGAACGCAATAACCCCCGAGAGAGCGCTGGAATCTGTTTTATCTCACGTTGGCGATCTGCCTGGCGATATTCGAATTATTAAAAATCCCGATTTGTGTCCTGCAAATCTGTTGCCGTGGTTGGCGTGGGAATACGCCGTCACCTACTGGAACCCCGACTGGAGCGAGCAGCAAAAACGCGAAATTATTAAAGCAGCTGCGTGGCAGAACAAGCACCGCGGAACGCGTGGAGCTGTTGAACGAGCGTTATTAACAGTTGGATTTGAGAGCAAAATGAGAGAGTGGTTTGAAGCCACACCCAGGGACGACCCGTATACATTCGCAATTAAAATATATCTGCTAAAAAGTATGGGGTTAGATTTAGAGCTATTGAATACATTTATTGCACAAATATTTGATGCAAAAAATTGTCGTTCATTATTAAAGGAAATAAATTTCGAAACAGGTGTTGACGGTGAGTTTTTTATTGCCGGAAGTCCTTACGCAAAATTGGATGTTGATATACCAGCCGATGGTGATGGTGGCGTGAAATTAAATGGCGGATTATATATATCAGGCTCACCAATTGTGAGTCTGTTAGTGGAGATTGGACCTAATGGCTAAATTAAAATCAAATCTGAAAGTGAGCGCGAGCCAGGTTTATGCGGTGCTGACAGACCGGGGGGCGCAACTTGAAGCCGCTGCGCTGGCATCGGGTGTACCCGTGGTGCTGAATAAATTCGTTATTGGTGACGCAAACGGAAACGGCGACGTGACGCCAGACCCGGCCCGAACAGCATTAATTCACGAGACGTATCGCGGAGATATTAAATCGTCAGAAAATAGCGGTAATCAGGTCATTTTTACACTGTACGTACCGCCGGAAACCGGCGGTTATACCATCCGCGAGGTGGGGATATTAACAGATAAAGGGGAGCTGTACTCAGTTGCACGTTCACCGGATATTTTGAAACCGACGGACAGTAACGGTGCGTTGATTTCAATCACGTATAAATACACACTCGCGGTGTCCAGCACGTCTACTGTTAACGTTATTATTGATAATAGTAGTGGAATTAGTCAGACAGATGCAGATAAGCGTTATTTGCAGATAAGCAAAAATTTATCTGAAATCAAAGATAAAGGCGCGGCGGCGCAAAAAACGGCGCGGGAAAATATCGGCGTCAATCTTGATGATTATTACACCAAAGAAGACATTGACAATTTAATTGATGCTAACGATGACCCTGCACCGGTGGTGCCTGCGTTTGCAGCTGTCGGCTCAGTTGTTTATGCAGGATTTGGATTTAGTAACGAGACTGTTATGCACTATAAACCCGGGGATACTATTGCAGGTTCATTGATTTTTCCTGCGTATACATATAGACGAAATGCGCAGTTAATTAGCGACGTTATTATTAGTATAGGATTTTCAGCAGAATCCCTGCCTGGCCTGTGGGCGCTCTCAGGGTATATGCCGTCGAGTTCCGAACCGACAGACGGTAATGCCGAAGATATTTTTACAGCGAGTTTTGCAACAAATTTCATTAGAGTGGCCTAAATAAAATGTTTAAAGATGATGATTTTTCAAATATAAAATTACCGCGTTATTCTAGCACATCAGGCAATAGTATTGATATTAATTGTGATATCAGAGGTATCGGTAGTGATATTTTATTTACCGCATCTAAAACCGATTCCACATTATACGGTAGAAATCTATACGGGCGAGCTGTGGCCGGTGAATTTGGTGATGTTGCTGAATATGTGGCTCCAATTATAATCGAATCAGGAGAGTAAAATAAATGAGCACTAATTTTTTGCACGGCCCACGCACGCTCGAATACGACGACGGAACAAAAGAGATCAGCACGGTCGATATTTCCGTTATCGGTATCGTCGGCACGGCCCCGGATGCGAGCGCCCCAACATGCGCATCACTACTATGGGGATCTGAACTCGCAGATAATCTTGTTCAGTTTTCAACTGTCACGCCAGGGGCCGACGGAAACAACTGGATTGTCGAAATCGTCAATCTCGGTATTAACGGGAATGTAGCAACTCCAGGATATAGTACACTGCCTGACGGATCGAGAAAATTGACAATGCTTACAGACGGCGCGATGACTCCGTCAAAAATGTATGATCAGAACCAGCAGTATAAAGAAGGGCTACAAATCGGGGAATATATTAATGTCACATTCGGTGGTGATCACGCAGGAACGGGGACTGTGTTCGCTCTTCCTCCAACAAATTTATCAGGTGGCAAAGACGAATCGTTCAAATATAATATTCCGACGGTAATTGCAGGCAGTCAGAAAAAAGCTGGATTGCTCGGTGGGTCTGGCACCCTTCCTCCCGCTGTATCTGAAATACTAAATCAGGATGACGCTATTATTGTTGTTGTCCGCGTTGAAGAAGACAACGACGAAACAAAAATGAGGCAGAACGTCGTTAACGGGATTAACGCATTGTTGACGTCTGCACAAATAAATCAAGTGACTCCGAGAATTTTAATTGCTCCAGATTATAGTGCTAACGATTATATCGCTGAACAACTTGAAGTGGTGACAAATAAATTACGAGGTGTTGGGTATATCGATTCACCGCGAGGCGCTACGCCTGCTGACGTTGTGAATCGTCGTCAGAGGTACGGCGGCAGAATGGAAATTCTGCGCCCTCGTGTTTATTCTACGAGCGATGTTAGTGGGTTATCTCGTCCGTATTCAGCTATCGCTGCTGGTTTACGAGCCAGAATTGATAATGAAAAAGGATTCTGGTGGAGTAAATCGAACCAAAACATCTACGGAGTTACGGGGCTTGAACAAGTCGACGATTTTATTATTGGTGAGACAAACTGCACAGCGAACCTGTTGAACGCCAGTCAGGTCAGCACAATTATTCGCTATGACGGGTTCCGGCACTGGGGTAACTATCTGTGTAGCCTCAGTCCCCAATGGTCCTTTGAATGCGTTCGTCGAACAGCTGACGTAATTGAGGATTCTATAGCCCGGGCAATGATGACCGATTTTATTGATCGTCCGATAGACCTGCACCTCGGAACAGACGTTGTCGAGTCGATAAACGCATATCTGCACAAATTAGAGGAGCAGGGCGCGATTAACGGAGGGCGTGCGTGGTTAGACGGTGAGCTGAATACAAAAGAAAGTCTGGCCGCTGGTAATCTTTATATTAATGTTGATTTTGGTCCGAAATCTCCGGCACAAACAATTACGTTAATGTACCGCATTAATAATGACTATACAGTTGAAGCACTGGCCTCACTTTTTAAAGAAACAGCCTGATAATTCGGAGAGTAAATATGTCAGATAGCAACGCTTACCGCGCGTTTGCGCTATTCGTGCAAGGTGAACGGGTTTTAAATTGTACTGAATATACTCCTGTTGATATGAAAATAATTGAGGACGAGTTTAAAACAGGCGCGATGGATACAGCCATAACACTGGATGGGGGGATGGAGAAAATGTCAGCCAGTTTTAAAGTTTCTGGTTCTGATTCTGGTGTTATGAGCTATTTCGGGTTAATACCGGGAGTCAGGACGCGGTTTGAAATTCGTAGTGCGTACACAGACTCCTATGGAATAAATTTTGAGCGTATTGATACCTACGAGGGTCTTATTACGGCAATCACTGATGACGCTCAGGGGACTGATTCAAAATCAGCAGTTGGGCAATCAGTAACGATTGCGCCGAGTTATTATAAACGAGTTCAAAATGGAAAAATTATTTACGAGATTCATCCAGCAAAAATGAAACGAGTAATTAATGGTGTTGACGTCCTTGCGGGCGTTGCTCGAATCCTCCATGTATATTAAAAGGCAAATAAAATGGAATCATTATTAGACAGTATGACTATTACGCTCTCTCGACCATTTATTATTAAGGGCGAGAGCCGCGATACAATTACTATTCGCGAACCAAAATTACGCGACCGCATTATGTTCAGTAACGATAAAAGTGGTCTTGAAGAGCGGACAGCGACAATGCTGGCGCGCCTGGCAAATCTGGATCGAGAGGATTTATATGCACTGCCTGCGTGCGATTACGATCAAATGGAGGCTGCGTTTAACGAACTGGTAAAGCCCCCGAAAGACAGACATCAGATATAGTTATTCTGATTCCGTTTATTGCGAAAAAACTTGCCATCCCGCCCGATACGCAAATGGACCTGCCGTACCGGGTTTTTAATTTCTATGTAAACGAGGTCATGAAAATCGATGGCTATTTCTCAAAACTTTAAAACGCAGGTTGTATTCGGTGGGCGAATAGACCCGTCGTTTCGTCGCGGTACAACAGAACTCAATGATGCGATTCGGCAGACGTCGTCTACTGTCGGGAAATTAACGAAAAGTCAGGATAAATTAAAAGACAAAATCGCAGCAATGAAACTGGCAGGTAAAGACGTTTCTGATTTATCTGCTCAGTATCAAAAGCTGGACCGTCGAATAAAAGCGACAACGCAGGACCAGGAGGCGCTGAATACTCAGCTTGCTAAAAAACAACGGCTGGAGAAGTGGACGGGTCGCGCAAAAGGGGCTGCAAAATGGGGCGGTGGAGCGACTGCAAGAACGATAAAGGCAACAGGAAAAGGCATCAAATGGGGGACACTTGGCGCGGCGGGGCTCATCGGCGGTGCTGCTGCTGGTGCGCTGGCAATGAATGCAGAGACGTCAGAAAAACTCGGTCTGGCGAAGTCCTACGGGGTTGGCGTCGAAAAATACGCTGCGTGGGACAATATCGGTAAAGCAGCCGGGCTTAACGGCGAAAATATCGGGGATTTGTCAGAAGAACTTACAAATAAAATCGGCGAAATCGGAAACGAAAAAAACCTGAATCCCATGTTGTTTCAAATCGGCCTGACGAAAAAACGAATGGCTGGCTGGGATCGGGAAAAACAGTTTAATGAGGTTATGCGTCGCATCTCTGAAATGAAAGATGAGAAGCAAGCGGCGAGTCTTGCTGACCAGCTCATGGGGGGCGAAGCTAATAAAATCATGACGTATATGAAGGCCACTGGTAAAAGTTGGGAACAGACAATGGCCGACGCGCAAAAATCGAATCTGTTAACAAAAGAGGGTGCGGAAGGAGCGGCGCGTGCGCATGTATCAGTGACAAATCTGTGGGGCTCTATTACGTCGGGGCTTGCAGATACACTCGGTAAAATCGGGGGGGAACTCGCGCCGACGTTTGACTCAGTACGCGAAACATTTACAGCATGGTTTAAGGACAATCAGGGCGGATTTGTCAACACAATTACTGAGTGGGTAAAGCCCGAAAGCATGAAAAAAATGTGGGAGGGGATAGTCAGTTTTGGCGAAGCTTGCGTTAAATTCGGAAAAATAATTTGGGCAGTAGCAAAAAAACTTGAGTGGTTAATTCCGGACGAGAAAACAGACGAGGAACAGCGCGTATATAACGAAGAATATAATAAAGCGTATCAGGAATTCATGGATAGTGGTGGTAAATATTCACCGAATCCAGGACTGGCAGCAGATAATGTAGCAAAAGCAAAAGCCGACGAAGCCGTAGATAATATGCGACACCCTGAGCGTCTTGCGCCTGCAAAATCACAGGCTGAATCAATGCTCTCATTTGCTAACCCGTTTACTGGATTAATAAATAAAGACTCAACGCCTGAATCACAAAACTCAGCAACGTTGAATATTGAAGCGCTGAGACAGGCAGTCGCAACTCCAGCGCCAGAGCAAAACAATAAAATTGAAATCAATATTATCGGAGCGGCAGATCCACAATCAACACAGCAGGCTGCTGCATCAGGTGTGCTCGACGGGCTGAGACAAGTTGCGAGTTCGTACAACCGTGGTGCGATGTTTGATAAACCAGCGGCGGCGGGGTGACAATGAGTGATGCGATAAACGGTGCTGAGGATATCATGCTGGGCGTGGGTGATTTCATTTTTGCTATATCAACAGTAGCGTACAACAAACTGCAACGTAGTGACGCCTGGCGCTGGGCTCAGCAAACACGATTCGGGAAAAACGACGCATTGCAGATAACCGGACGACCGAACCCCACAATCACGATCGATGGGAAAATAAACGCGTTATTCCTTGATGGGTGTGGCATTGGCTTGTTAACAGATTTGCGGGCACTGGGGAACTCGGGAGAACCCCAGCAACTGGTGCTGGGGACCGGGGAGGTGAAGGGGTACTGGGTTATCAGGGAGTTAACAGAAACGCAAAACAGTTTTCTGATGGGCGGAACCCCAAAATCGCAGGACTTTTCACTCACGCTCGAATATTATGGAGCTTCGCTAGATTAATACAAAATCAAGCGCTATCAGAGCACTTAACAAGTATAAAAATAATAAAAAAAACTACGAGCATAAATGTAAAACAACCTGATGGTATTTTTTTTGATGCCGAAATACTAATACCTCTCCGACTACTAAAATTAATTCTCATTATGAAATCCTTTTAATTAATGGGGCCCCAAATGATTACATACACTACACGGGACGGTGACCGTCTCGATCAGATCTGCCTTGCTGTCTACGGGAGAACAGCAAAAACGACAGAAACCGTGTTATATCAGGTTTTAAATTACGGCGTAACGGATATGTATGCCGTGTTTCGTGCAGGAGAAAAAATTGTTTTACCAGAAATCGACCCCGAACCGGTTAAAAAAGAAACGCAATTATGGGATTGATGAATGAGTGATTACGTAAATACTGGCGTGGAAGCATGGAAGCCCAATTTTTATATATCTGCTGATAATGAAAACATCACGGATAAAATAAGAAAAGGTTTGATCAATATCACGCTCACAGATTATGGTGGTTCGAGTAAACAGACAGACGAATTACGCGTAGCAATCGTTTCTGAAACTCTGAAAATTCCGGCCCGCGGAGTAAAAATCAGTATTGGGCTCGGTTTCGGTAATCAGATAATTGATAAGGGTGTATACATCGTTGATGGTGCGAGCAGTGGCGGTGAACCCCGGGTAGTTGATTTCACAGCAAAAGCAGCTCCGATGAACGCATCAAAAGGCTCTCCGACAGTTCAGAGCAAAAAAACTCGCTCCTGGAGCGACGTCACTGTCAGCAATATCGTTGCAACAATAGCGAGCGATAACGGGCTAAAACCTCGCGTATCAAAGCGGTTTGCAGACAACATTATCACGCAGCTCGATCAAGTCGGTGAGTCAGATATGCACCTGATGTCGAGACTAGCAACACGATTCGATGCGGTGAGCAAACCCGCAGGAGGGTACTGGATATTTCTGCCGCGCGGCGCGGGCGAATCAGTTAGCGGTGCTCCGCTCCAGCACTACACGCTAACTCGTCGTGATAACTCCAGCTGGGGCTATTCGAGAAATGGACAAAGCGGTGATAGTGGCGGCGGTGGCGAAAATCCGGAGCCGACGTATCTGATCAAATACCACGATACGGCAACAGGGCAGATTAAAGAATTGCGTACAGGCAGTGGCGGCGATCCTGTAATCGAGTGGCCAGCAGTGGAGCCGTCGCTCGACGCAGCGAAAGAAGCTGCACCAGGGCTTAAGGGCGGTGCAGCTAAAAAAGAGTTCTCTATGACGTACACGACGCCAGCGACGCTCGATTTAGTGTCGCTGACAGCAGAATGCAAAGTCACAACTCAAGGATTCGGGACCGAGGAGGACCGGGACTGGACTATCAACACGCTGAGCCTGACGCTTGCTGAAAACGGCTTTTCGGTTCGGCTGTCTCTGGAGTAAATTGGCTCGGCGAGCCGGTGGCGGGTATGAATTTAGTATTAACGACTGTCGACTGCAAACGGCTCCTGCGATATTTTTAGGCGTAAGCCGGAGAACGAAGAGTCTCTGGTGCTGAACGTTGTTATCGTTAGATGCTGACATTTTTTAATATTGGGAGTTTTCAAACATGGTCGTTAAAAATGCTCTTGCCTGTGGGATTATGCTTGCTCTTGTCGGTTGTGCTACAAAACCTGTCTCAAATGAACAAGCCACTCCTGTTCCTGAAAAACAAATTATCAGTACCGTGTTACTCGAAAAACGAGACGGTACGGGAGAGGTGATCATCAAGCGTGACTCGGGGTTCTTTGGAAGCGCGTGCTTTTCCCGTGTTTATGTTGATGGTAAAGAGGTGGCAGATTTAGGTACAGCTCAGAAAGTCGTTGTATACCCAACGATTGGTGATCATGTCTTCAGCGCGTGGCCTAAAGGGGTATGTGGCGGTGGTATGAGTGAGCAGGCGGGCAAGGTGACAACAGATCGTACTTTGATGTATCGCATAGGGTATGGATCAAACGGTGAATATGGCATTCACCCAACTGCGTTTTAATTTGTGTTGGGGTATGTGAGTTTTTCTCATACCCCTTTACCTCACTTTGCTCCTGACTGTTTGGTCACATCAAGGCGCAAAACATCACCATTTTTTGCCAAAAACCTTCAGAAGATGATGAGTAAGACGTGTCATAACTATATGATTATTTGATATTCACACGCACCATTATGTCCGGATAATTTACCATAATCATTTGAATTTATTGCACAAAACGAACAATTTAAAATCCCTCGGCGTTCGCGCTGTGCGGGTTCAAGTCCCGCTCCGGGTACCA